CCACCCTGCAACGGTTGACATTCTCTTTACAACTTTGCTATAGACAACCCTACTTATTTTGTGGTATAATACTCTCGTATTCACAAAGAACCACACACCCAATCCAAGGATAACACCACATGTCAGTTGATTTTAAGACATTCCTCTCTATCGCCCCTCACATTCTCGACCAGAAGCTCCCCGTGTTAGTTCGCGGTCGCCACGGTGTCGGTAAATCTGAGGTGGTCTATCAGATCGCCGCATCGCGCAATCTTCCTATCGTCGAGCGCCGCGCTTCACAGATGACCGAGGGCGATCTTCTCGGCTTGCCAGATACGTGCGATACTGCTATCAGCGGACGCAAAGCAACCACATGGAATGCGCCTGATTGGATGGTAACCGCTTGCGAGCAACCTGTCCTCCTGTTCCTCGATGAAGTAGACCGCGCGACCTTAGAAGTCCGTCAGGGGCTCTTCGAGCTTACTGACAGCCGCAAGATCAACGGGTGGAAACTTCACCCTGAGACTCTCATTGTTGCTGCCGTTAACGGTGGCGAGCACGGCGCGCAATACCAAGTTGGCGAGATGGATCCCGCCGAGCTTGACCGCTGGACTGTGTTTGATGTCGAGCCTTCGGTTGAAGATTGGCTTGGCTGGGCGAAGGATAGCGTCGATGAGGTTCTCTGGGACTTCATTAACCACAACCGCACCCACTTGGAGCATGCTGGCGAGTTCGAGCCTAACAAGGTTTACCCTTCACGCCGTAGCTGGAAGCGTTTCAATGACGTTGCAGTCCCTACGGGAGCCTTCACACAAGATGGTCAGAATGGCGAGCTTCTCTATAACCTCGCGACTGCGTTTGTTGGCTTCGAGGGCGCTGTAGCTCTCAAGGACTTCGTTGAACGCTACGAGTGGCAGGTTTCGGTTGAGGATCTCCTTGACGATGGCGACTTTGCGCGCACCACAAACTGGGGCATTAACGACCACTGCGCTATGATCGAGAAGATCGAGGCATGCGGTCGGTTGTCCGAGACTCTTACAGAGACTCAGGTTAGGAACGTAGCCACCTACTTCTGTAGCTTGCCATCTGAGGCGGCTATGAAGCTCTGGGCTGTGCTTGGAGAGGCGGACTGCATCGAGAACGTCATCGCGATCCACAAGGCAGAGTCAGCCAGTGGTCGCTCTGTGAGTGATGCGCTTGTCGAAATCCTTGAGGGGCAAGGATAAGCCAGTGAGGGATCTAAGGGCTGGCGACCTCCTGATCAGGCATGGCGATAATCGCCCTGTGCTGGTCGCCGAGGTTCTGGTGAGCCGCAGACCCAAGTACGGCAATACGGTCGAATACAGGAAGGTCTACAGGCTCCTAGACGGTGCCAGCGATACCTCACGGTGGATCAAAGATACTGAGATCGCCGTAAAGTACAGACTCCCCACTCCTTGACATTCACTTGACAACTTAACTATAGACAACCACACGATTTGTGTGGTATAATACCTTCGTATTCAGCACTTAGGAGCCCTCAACATGACCGACTCACCCAAAAAGACATATGACCTTAACGCCGATGTAGCGCGCCTTCTTATGCGTGAGCCGTTCTTCGCCTCTCTTTCGAGGAGGATCGACAAGACACGAACGACCGCGATCCCAACGGCAGGCGTGAGGATCAATAAGGAGCGCGCTCAATTCGAGCTTCTCTATAACCCTGAGTTTATGGGTGCGTTGAAAGACGAACACAAGTTGGGTGTCCTTAAACACGAGTTCTATCACATTATCTTCGAGCATGTAACTGGTCGTGCCCCGTCTGGTGGGATGAAGAAGATCGACAACATCGCGATGGATCTCGCGATTAACGGTCTACCAGACATGCGTAACATTCTACCACGTGAAGGCGATGAAGGCCCACTTGTAGATGGTCAGCCTATGCTGGCATGCATGCCTGAGATGAAGCCGTTCGAGGATCTCCCTTGCGAGAAGTCATACGAGTGGTATCTTGCCGCGTTGAGAGACAGACAGCCAGAGGAACAAGAGGGTGAAGGCGGTGAAGGCGGCGACGGACTGCCTCGCGAGTTTGATGATCACAGTGCTTTCGGCGAGGGTGATGGATCTGACGCAAGTAATGAGATCGCCAAGGAACGTCTCAAGAAAGCCGTTAAAGAAGCGGCTGAAGAAGCGATGAAGGCAAACAACTGGGGCACAGTATCATCTGGAACGCGCCAAGACATCATTGAGCGCATCACTCCAAAGGTTGACTGGAAGAAGGTGCTTCGCTACTTCGTGAAGACCACGCAACGCTCCGACAAGACCTCTACCCCTCGGAAGCTCAACAGACGTTTCCCTCGCGTCCACAGTGGCAAGAGAGTTCGTCGTCATGCCCGCATCGCGATTAGCATCGACCAATCTGGCTCTGTTGATGACAAGATGCTCGCCGCGTTCTTCTCGGAACTTAACAAGCTGGCGAAGATCGCAGAGTTCACTGTCGTGCCTTTTGATACGCGAGTCGCCGAGGACAAGGTTTATGTTTGGAAGAAGGGCAGAGCCCACAAGACCGAACGTGTCCTAACAGGCGGAACGTGCTTTGACGCACCGACCAAGTATGTCAATGAACAGAACTTCGACGGTCACATCATCCTGACCGACTTGATGGCCCCTAAGCCCATCAGAAGCAACTGTCAGCGCATGTGGATGACCACTAAGCACTACGCCGCTAACCCATACTTCCAGACCAATGAGCGAGTAATCGCCATTGACTGCGACTAACCCCACAGGAGCATCAAAATGTCCCAACCACCCAATACCCCACGCTGGTACAAACACATGACTGTGGGCTCTCTGGTGCGCCACAAGCGCCTTATTGATAACCCTGTCGGAATAGTGATCGATCACTTTATGTGGGATGGATACTCTGGTGGCCTTGAGGTTAAGTTCCTCAAGCCCTACACTAAGGGATCTACTGGCACTTGGCCAAGCATGTCAGATCGCTATGACTCGTGGGAACTGGTTGATTGACAATCACTTGACAACTTAGTTATAGACAGTCGTGCTGATCTTGTGGTATAATACCCTTGTATTCAGCAATAGGAACCCAATACATGACACAACGAATCTCTTGGAAAGCCCGCTTCTCTTCTCTTCTCGCAGGGGAAGGCTTAAACTCTTACGACCGCAACGTGATCGAAGACATGAAGCGCGGGTATGATCGCCGTGGATCTGGCTACATGAGCCCAGCCCGCAAACGCTATTTCCTTGGCATCGAGGAGCGCGCCGCTGCAACGACCCTCGCGATGGAGCAGAGAGCGGCACAGGGCAAGTCTGACCTCGCAATCCGCCTTGAGAACGTGCAGGGCTACATCACCGACGATTCCTCATGGGCCGCTGGGTTCGTTGAGAGCCTGATTGAACAGGAGCGCCAACGTGGAAGCCTGTCATCCAAGCAGATGACAACACTATCCAAGATCGAGAGCGAGAACAACGCAGACACCGTTATGGCAGAACGCGATTGGTTCGCCCGTTTCGCTACAAGCCAAGAGCTACAGCTTCAATGGCACCGCGCGATGGTCTACTACAGAGCAAACAGCCCCTACCATGCTGGACATGTCCAGAACTGGTTTAACTTTGGAGAGTTACCCGCTGGTCGCGTAGGCACAGAGTTCGCGCCGATTGACGCGCCATCACACAAGGCGTTCAATAAGGTCATCGCCAACAACTACATTCAGAAGGTGCTGGCTGGCTATACAGCGCCTCCTGCGTTCGAGGCTGGGGCGATGGTAGCATTGCGCGCGTCGGCTAACTTCACTGCTCAAAGCAAGACGGCAGGTCGCCCCTGCGTTGTCATGACTAACGAGCTTGACATCATCACAGCGAGCAAGGGCAACCGTCGCTATCGCTTGTTGCCTGTTGGCTCGACGCAGACCTTCGAGATCCAAGAGAAGCACATTAAGAACTTCAAACTACCTAAGAACAAGAGAAAGAAGAGGGCATAAAATGGGTAAGTTGGTCGATATGGTAGAGGTTAGGCGACAGATCGCTGAAGCCAAGAGAGCAAAGCGACTCTCTGAGATCGAAGCCGAAAAGAAAGAGCTTAAGATTAATCTACAGGCGATCTATGGTCGCCTCTCTCAGCTTGAACACTCCGAGGGGTGGCTACGTAGAGCTTCAGAAGCAGAACAGTCAGACACCGAGGAGGATGAAGAGATTAATCATCGACAAAGCTGGTGGTCACGACTGTTGAAGTGGTTCGGAGGCCGCGATGGGCAACTATAACCTCCGCGCTGGTATGCTCGTGAGGATCAAGGAAGGAACCCACGACGCAGCACTACCAGAGAGCCGCACAGGGCTGCTTATGGCTCGGCATGAGGACTTGGCTCACTACACCGACCGCGCGCCAATAGAGACGAATGTGTGGCGTGTGCAGTTTGTCAACGGCAAGAGCTTGATGTTCCACGCCATGTACATCGAAGTGATCAATTCTTGAGAACAGAGTAATTAATAATAGAGGAGAAGAATAAAATGGAAGAAGAAGAAGAAAGAATGACAACATTTGAATCAGTCAGGGTAACCATGAATAATATGGCATCAGCTATTACAGTGCAATCAAAGCTACTGGAGATCCTGAGTGGTGTATCAGTACCGCACCCACTTTATGGTACATCATTAAGCTCCGAAGAGCTTCTTGCGTTGTTTGCCGATTCACACACCGAGAGCGAAGTGGGAGAGGCTTAAAAGTATGAAGCCGACTGTAGTATCTGTCAACCCTGCGCTCTTTACTTCACCGAGTGGTCAACGCTATGCCGTTGCTGGCTCTGTGTGGGTTCCTGTCCCTGTTGATACGACACGGGATAACATGGGGCGCTTCGTAACATGGGAGCCATCAGAAGCCAACCCAGCACCCTCGACCAGCTTCCGCGAATGGTCGGTGAAGGGAAGCAAAGGCAACACTTATTGTGTTGTTGAACGCGGCGGATCATGGGGTTGTTCGTGTGTTGGGTACGGCTATCGCCGCAAGTGCCGACACATCGACGAGACAAAGAAGAGGATTACAGCAGAAGAGGGGAAGTAAGACAAAAATGCTTGACCCAAAATTTTTACTGCTTAACACATTAATGGCTACCACATGGTGGCTTTGGACGAGATCAGGAATGAAGAAGATACAGAAAAGATGGGACGATCAACGCACAGAACTTGAATCAAAGTTCGGAAAGCGTTGCAAACGTGTCGAATGTGCCGATGGCTTTAGCATGAGTGTGCAAGCAGGGACAGCCAACTATTGCACACCACGGTCAGCACTCGGCCCATATACAGAGGTAGAGGTAGGTTTTCCAACAATCGACGACTATTTATTAGAGCCTTATTTTGATGGCGACAGCAATACAGAAGACGTAACAAAAGGTGTATATTCGTATGTGCCTGTTCAGGTCGTCACCAACGTGTTAGCGAAGCATGGAGGCATGGTAAGCGGAGAAGTGCCTGACGGCGTTATCCCGCTTTGCGCAAAACACCGAGAACACACAAATAAAGGAGAGTGGAAAACATGATAAAGTTAATCGACATCGACAGGGTAAGAGAAGAGATTGGAGACAAGAAAGCTCAGAGACTTGGATTCTTAAGAGAGTACACAACCGCTATGATAAACATGGCACGTTGCAATACCGTAGAGGGTAGCCAAGAGCTAACGCAGTGCTTGATTGAAGCCAATGAGATACTAGCGGAAGCAGGATTGGTATCCAGCCGATGAAACATTGGAAACCATGGTTCTTCGAGAACAGCAGATTCCCCACAATCTTAACCAAGATTGCGCCCATTAATGTATGGGCAGTAAGCATTGGCCCGTTTGTGTGGTGCCGAGGAACACTGAGCGAGACAGATAAAATACATGAGACAATACATTATCAACAGCAGCTAGAACTGTTGTTTGTTGGGCAGTGGTTGTTATACCTCCTGTTCTACGTTGTGGGCTTCGTGAAGCATAGGAACGGCATGCTGGCATACCTGCACAACCGTTTTGAAGTAGAAGCCTATAACAACGAGAGAGACAAAGATTATTTAATAACAAGACGGAGGTGGAGCTGGATTAACGAGCGAGACTTAAACAAAAAAGATTAATAAAAAGATTATATTAGAAGAAGGTATTACAGAAAGATGTTAATGTTATTGGGTATTGTTATATTCCTTATTGTATGTAAGTGAATATGTTTATTGTATTGGCTGTATTAGTATTAAAATGTTGAAGCAAGTATGTAGATGGCACTGTCCCCAAAAGTGGGGTGAAGTGGTAGAAAGTGGGAAGCGGTGGATAATACATTAAGCCTTTACGCTGGTATTAACAAAAAAGGCTTTTAATGTGTTGGGAAATGCGGTAGTATGCGGTGGAGGATCTAGTCCCCACGCGCGAGTATTTTTGTATCCGTGTATAAATGTATACGCTAGCGCATTAAATGTATCACCAGCACACACCATCGCACAATAAACGTATTGATGTATCATCCCGTGCATTGCTCACAGCATTGCCAGCGCATGCACACCGAAACTGCCTGTATTGTGGCTGCATCCCACTGCATCGGCGATTAAATGTGTTAATGCTGGTAAATATAATAATATATTTGTATTCTCGCCCGATAAGCCTTAAAATAAAAGCTTAATGATTGCGCACACTTAGTTAACCTTTCCCTTATAGGGACTAAACTTATTTAAATATATTAGCGCCGTATCAAAAGCTATCCACCCACAACCGCCAGCAATAACCGTATCAAAATGTATTCGGCGAGAGCAATAAATATAATAACAAACCAATCCAACAGGAGAACAAACATGCGACAGAGAATAAAAAGATTAATACATAAACCTATAGACCAATCAACCACAGCACTAGCAATGATTATAATCATCGGCGCAGTGTACGTTGCATGCATCCCTTACATGCTAGGGAAACGCACAGCAAAGCCAACGCATGACCCAATAGACTTTTAATGCGCGAGACTTATAATAAATATATTAATGTAAAACCTTTTATGCTTGAGACTTATAACATTAATAAACCTTTAATGCATAAACAAAAAGCTTTTAATGCTTGATGCATAAAACATTTAATGGGGGTACCCCCCTCCTACCCCCCCACTCGGAATAAAGGTATCATATGCATTAGATGTCTCAAGCGGCGGTTAAGTACGTTCGAGAACACACCAAAAAAATCAGAGATCTAAAAAATCCCCAAAGAAAAAAACGCCAGTTATGCCCTACCTACTAATGTAGACTATTGAAAGAGGGTATGTATATGAAAAGTCTTATAAGTATGGTTTTGATTGCTTTAATCGGCTGCACACCATGTGAACTATCCGAAGTGGAAACTCCCATTGGCACAGAAGAACCAACAGAAGGTCTAGCCGGTCATGTTCCAGAGATAACAGTTGCAATTGACACTAGCGTTGCTGACACCGGACCAGAAGAGTTGCTTCTTGGGTTTTTAGAAACCGCGTGCGGTCATAACATCCGCGACAACGCATGTGATTTTAGGTTATTGGATCAGAACGATGATCCATGGCGACTTTCAGATTACGAAGGTGACGTTGTATTGTTAGATTTATCAGCCATGTGGTGTGCACCGTGTCAGGCAGCTGCCAAAACCGCACAAGAAACTCAAAACATGTTTGAGCCTCGAGGGTTTCACTACGTCACACTTTTAATTGTTGACGAGCAGAACGATACAGTTGAGTTGCGCGAAGTGCAAGCATGGGCTAGCGCCTTTGATATAACGTCTGCCCCGGTCTTGCAGGGATCCCGCGATCTTTTAACCTCCGGCGGCGCGCCAGGGCACGGTTATCCGTTGTCCAGTTGGCCAACGTTCATCGTTTTAGACCGCAATCATGATGTAAGTTCTGGTCTTTATGGGTTTAATGAGCCCTACATTAGGCAAATGATTGAAGAGGCACTATAAGTCTATAGGTTTATAAAAACTGAACAACCCCCCTACCTACTATAGGGGAGGTGCCAATGCATGGGCAAGCAGAGACGCGTACGCCTTGTAAAGACTGTGAACGGCGGTGTATACGTCTGTCCATGGTGCAGAGCTAACGTTGAGTGGTTCTGCCGGGGGGCGAAAGGATGGGCCCGCTGCGCCAACAATATTAGCTCGACTCGCATATACGTCGCAGGGCAAAAGATACACATTTGTGAATGGGAAGGGCACGTGAGGCGCCGGAGAGACGGAGTAGCGGAGTTGTTCTATGCAGAAGATTATGTTGACACCACCGCGGAACCGTGATATTATATAGATATGTTAAGTAATAGCAGATTAAGTAATAGCAGAGAGTCACTTGGGCTGCAGCGCGGGGATCTGGTCAAGTGGTATTCATATTATCAGAATCAGATCATTAGCGATGCCGGCTATGGTATCGTTTTAGCCATCGATGTCAACTACTATAAGATTTACATGTTCAGGGACCAAGTGTTTAGGTGGTTTGCGGGTTGTGATGTTGAGCCGGTAGCTTAATGGCTCCTAGGCAAATAAAAGTTCCAGTTCCCCACAGTTAAACTATTTACTTACATGAACAATGCTGACGACAAAAGCTTTCCCCTACGCAATATTCAATATCTTATCCGCGAAGCTTTAACTAAGACAGACAAAGACGAAATCAAGCGTATCGCCAAGAAAGAGGTAGAGCGTGAACTTAAAGCAAAGCTTTCGGCTGCTGTCGAAGATGAAGTTAAAAAAGCCTTAGCCGATAAGGCGACGAAGCAAGAAATCGCTGAGATATCTAAATCGATCATCAAGAAGCTTTATAAAGACTTGTCGATGCATCATCCTTATATTATTGATCGTATTAAAGTTTAACGACAATATTACTGGATTTTGAAACAAATAATACTATTTATCACTTAATAGAACATTAAAAAACTTTAAGTTTAAGGACTTATTCTCTCATGAAAAACTTTTATATACTTGGTGGCGCCGTTGTGGTTGGTCTTGTGGCTGTCGGGTTGAACAGAGCAATCGTCGACTACGATAGCATCCCGGATGTAGTGCTCACGCCTCAAAGAACAATTGCTCTTGCAAGCGATCAGCTAACTGAGTTGGTTTATCTACCCGACAATACATGTCGGTTTACTGGAGACTTTGACGCAGATATCGATGATTACCGTGCGATTGTAAAGTCGTGCCTTGAGCTTCGCCACCGCGAAATGAGAATCGAACCGATTTATATGCACTAAATAGGCGCCATGAAAGCTAGTTATGGTATGTCTGATAAAAGTAAGTTGCAAACTCAACTCGAACGCGTTATACTGTGTGTAGGTGATATCATTGTCGACACGATAAGTGGTGGCGGTGGAACCTTAATTGCGCGTAGGAGACATATTGACATTGAAGAGGATGATGTTTACCTCTGGGAAATCAAGTGGTTTAACACTGCTTCTCGAGAACATGTTCCCTCTCCCATAAGAGAAGAATCGGAACTTAAGCTTTCAATTGTAGCTGGAGCCTATATATTACACTCTGTGAATGGAAAAACCTTTGAGCGCTTACACATTTAGTTTAGGAAAAATTTAGTGGAAAAATTTGATCGATTGGCTGGCGAAAAGGGGCTGATTTTAAGGAGGGATATGTCGGACGTTGTTATCTCTCTGGCGGATGAGGCAGGGCTGGGCGGCGTGGGCGAAGGCACATGCGGCGGGCTAATCTTCGCTGCGCTGTCTCATTGGAAGTGGCAGTGGGCTGTCCTTGACTCTCAAACCCTGAGTTATCTTCACGGAATCTCGCCGCGGTTTGATACCGCCGAGGAGGCTGAACGGTGGATAACCTACGCCGCGAAGTAAAAGATATTGAGTGGTTAATCTCCATCGGTGATTTAATAAAAGTCGTAACGTATTCTGTTGATAACTATGGAAAAGTTTCATACGGAGTTGTTATCGCCAAAGAGGAAGAAAATCAACTATTTCTTTTCCCTTCTGTTGATGTGTATATGTTCGGATCGCAAAAGATAACAACATTCCCGGCTGGCCGGGTAGAAGTAATCTCGGGGAAATATCTCTAAGATTTATTTCAACTGCTGCTGCGTCGACTACTTACTACAGAACTTGTTTTAACTACTGGGGGGGTGTCGTATGAAATATTTATTTTTTGTGTTAAGTTTGCTTGGAGTTGTTTTCGGCTCCCCAAGTGTTGCGGCGGCCGGAGCAGATATAAGCGCCGGTGTACACCGCACCATCGAAATAAGTTCGCAGTTTAGCGAAATTGAGACAAAAGTTCGAAGCGCTGCAGTAAGAGTTATAACTTCTGAAGGTGGACACGGATCCGGATCGATAATCCAATATAAAGATATGCAGCTTATTATTACAGCACAGCATGTTGCCTCTGATTTGGTTGGAACGGTGTATCGAGTCATTCGTGGCACAGAATTAAGAACCGCGGTTTTGGTATATTCAAACGAGGCGCGGGATCATGCAATTCTCTGGGTTGATTCTCCTTACGAAGATGGCGCCATCCGATGGGACCCGAGATCCACCATCGCACCAGTAGGTCAAAGGATAACATATTCTGGCTACCCCGGGGCACACAATTTAATGACCTTTAGAGGGCGAGTTGCTGGGTTCGAAACGATGAGCGATGGCTCTACAAACATCTTGCTGCACACTTACGGCTATTTCGGATGCTCAGGCTCTTTAGTTTATGATGATCGCGGTGAAATCGTAGGAGTTTTGTGGGGGATCGATGTAGGTCGAGGAGGAGTCCCTGTAGAGAGTATGGTCTGGGTATCTCCGATACAAAACCTTAATATAGCCTACGCGTTGCGGTCTATCTGTAGGACGTTAGATAATGGTCCTAGGGCATGCCGATAAAAGCGACATGGCGACAGTTTTTAGCCGAAGGTAAAAATAAAGACTTCTCTGCCGGCATTGTTGTGTGTCTTGATGAAAAAGAGCGCTTTCTTATTATTCGCCGGTCTGGGGCTGACGAAAGGAAAGGACAATGGACAATTCCGGGAGGACATATTGATCCCGAAGACGCATCAGTCGAGATAGGTGCCCAAAGAGAACTCAAAGAAGAGACCAATTTATATGTAAGGATTGAAGACATGCAATATATCGGTATGCCAAAGCCTAAAAAGTATTATTATTTGGCTCTGGAGTGGTCCGGCGAAGTGAAAATCGATATGCCCAACCCAAAAACTAGCATTATTGAGCATGATGATTATAAATGGGCGACTATTAAAGAGATAAAAGGATTGGATAATAGCGAAATACCAATCTATTTATTGGAAGAAGCGTTAGAAATTTACAAGGAATACAAAAAATGAGATTTTTACTATTGGTCGTTGCCTTTTTTAGTGGATTTGCATATGCAGACCCCCCTGAAACATCTGAAGATGTTGAAATTCGTTATCGGGCTCGGACTGAAATCGATTTTGAAGGCGTTGAAGTCGAAGGATCTCTCATTCGTCCCCAAGGGTCCTTGATTCTTGATAGAAAAAAGGGCGCTTTCAATCCCTTGATTAGATTAAGGGAAGAATTCAACGAAGAAATCACAGATTCATCTAGATTAATCAGATAGGGCACAAATTAATGGCACTTAAAATTAGAATTGGCAAAAAAAGCCCTAAATTACGCATTGATGAGTCGAAAAAGCGCACAATTGTTGAAAATACGCTTATACAAGAGCTTGAAGAGGATGAATTAGAACACATCCGCGCCACTCTTGACAAGATGGAAGATGATCCAGACTCGGTTGCCTTCCGAGAGTTGTTCAATGACAAATTTCGTCGGATAATTGACTTCCCAACAACAGATAACGCCACCGAGACCGGTCGATTTATCTCT